GAGGCAAAATGACCTCACGAGAACAATTTGAACTCGACCATTTCGGCATCAGCCCCGGTAAGGTGGGCAGACGTAACCCTGCGTTTTGGATTCACCAAGCCCCATCAGCATGGCGCAAGTCCATGAAGTATTGGGCCGCGTTGATGTTGGGCTTTGTGCTGGGTGCCATCGGTGCTGGCGCACTGGTGGTGATTGTGGGGGTGGTGCGATGAACGAAGCACTGCAAATACTTCTGCTGCTGGCCTTTGGCGCGGCGTTTGGCATCATCGTCGGCTTCGCGCTGGCCATGTTGTGGGTGAAGAAAAAATGACTGACGACGACGACACACAAGAGTACGCACACCAGCGCCAGTGGGTGGGGCTGACGGACGAGGAAATGGTTGCCGCCATCTACGAACTCGAAGGGTTTGCATTTGGCTTGGACAATGGCAACGTGTCGGAGAGGGCTGTGCTTAGGTATGCACGGCTGGTTGAGGCCAAACTCAAGGAGAAGAACCATGGATGACTGGGACCAACTGCAAACCATCTGTCTGTACGTTATCTACGGGACCATCATCATGGGCTTTGGCCTGCTGGTGGCTTTCTGGATCATGGCATGACAGACTTAGAACTGCGCGTGTGCGGCATCCCCTGCCTCGTTCGCGTCACGAACTGGGTGCCGTGGACCGCGTGCCGCGTCACCGCCGAAGCCGACGACAGCTACCCAGAGGACGGCGGCTACGGGGACTGGGAAATCCTCGACCTCAAAGCCCGACCCGCCCCATGGCTGGCGCGCAAGCTCACCCCCGACACCCGCGCCGAGCTGGAACAAGAGATTTTTAACCACATGGAGAACCACTGAAATGACCACTACCCCTGCCCCCAAGAAACGCTACGCGCCTCGCCCCACACACGCCCAGATCGCCCAAGCCCAGCGCGACCACTACGAGCCCCAGCTCCAGACACTGGCCGAGGAAATCAACGCCCTGCGCGACGAGCTGGACGCCGCACGCGCCACACTGGCCAAGGTTCGCGGCACGTGGACCTACGCCGTGCGGTACTGGGCCACGGGCAAGGAGTAAGCACATGAACTTCCAAGAATGGTGGCAGCAAATGACCCCCGCCGAACAACGCGCCCTCAGTGAAAACAACGCCAAGTTCGTCTGGGAAGAATGCCAAAAGCACACCCTCATGACCATCGAGGACGCCTGCAAAGCCCAGGTGGCCTACGACGAAGGGCTCAAGGAAGGCCTGCGCCAAGGACAAGAAGCCTTCAAAGTCCACATCGGGGGCTATCGCCTCACCCCCGGCGTGCAACCGGGCATGATCTGGATCAGCAACGCCGCCGGCGAGGGCGGAGACTTCCGACTGGAAGAGCTCGCCCGCGCCATCGACCAATTCTTCAAGGACCAATTTTGATGACCTGCAAACACAACTGGCTCCCCGCCGACTTCCCCCAACAAAACCCCAACTACTACCGCTTCACCTGCAGCCGCTGCCACCACGTGGCCACCGCCCTGCTCAAGCCCACCTCACTTCAGGAAACCAAACCATGAGACCCGCCACCTTCTCCACCGACAGCCCGCCCGCCCCCATCCAAGACGTCGAACTGGCCGAGTACGTCAACGCCCTGCGCCGACGCGTCGAAGTCGACCTCGACCAACTCACCGCACTGGCCGAACAGGTCTACGCCCTAAAAGGCGAAAACACTCGACTGAAATTTGAAGTGGAAATGCTGTCCCTAGACCTGAGCCTGAAAGACAACCCGCAGGCGGCCTCACAGTGGACGAACGTCAAGCCATGAGCCCTACCCACCCAAGGGGGCCTAAACAGGGCGCTGTGGGGGCCGCAGAGGCCCTAGAGGCCATCCAAGCGGTTTGGATGAAGCTCGGATCACGGCTCATGGTCCAAGTGGTCTGCCTGACCATCAACGACCGCCAAGTGGTCTGTATTGCCCCGGTCCTACACGCCCCAGACCTCGGCATCTGCGCCGGCGACATCCAAGCCATTGAATTCGGAGAGCTCATGCCCGCGTTTCTCGCCGCCAAGCTCCTCGAAGAGTCCTCACCAGACAACGAAGACCTGCACTGAGCTCAGCGCCCCGGACCGTCCACACGGTCCGTCTCCTCCAAATTGTCCATCCGAATGTCCGTGCGGTCCCCATTGAGGAAACGCAAACGGTGGATGGGCCAATAACCAAGGGCCAAGAACCACGCGACCTTGGCCGCAAGGTACGAGGTACCCTCCAAGCGCACACGCAGCTCAGGCACAGCGGTCGAAGTCTCGCTGCCCGCGAACTCGCCGCGCAGCCGACCATGCCGCCAGATCAACGCGCCATTGCCGCCATCAGAGTATTGAAGCATCTCGCGCATGTACGCAAGGGTGTTAGGATCAGGTTTGCTCATCGCGTCGTTCCTTGTCAACGAGGGGGTGGGAAGTGAAGCCCGGGTGGTCCAAAACACCCGGGCTTTGCGCATTGTAGCGCAAGGGTGTAAGGGGAAAAAGGGGCAAGGTAAGGGTTTTGTTGGGGTTTACCCTAGTAAAAAGGGGCGGGGATCGCGGATCGAGGGCCAAATTCACTGTTTTAGTAGGATTATTCTCAACTTCATTTACGTTCATAAGCAGTATAACTTTGTGTTCATGGTGTAATGATGTAATAACATAGTGGAATCATAGGGTTATGAGTGATTACAGTGTTTTATACAAGTGTAATGGTGTAATTAACATAAAATGCGCGCGCGACAACTTTTGGGCTTGTGAAAGTAAATGAAGTTGAAAATAATCCTACTGAAAGAGCGAATTTGAAACGAGGGAGGGCCTGTGGTTGCGTTGCCTGTGGATTTGTTGCACAATGTAGGTATGAAACTAGAAGCAAACATCCCCCTGCCCGGCGGCGTCGACCATCGAGAGCGCTATCCCTTTCCAGACATGCTGGTGGGCGACAGCTTTTTGGTGCTGGACGCGACTTGGATCAAGAACTTGCGAAGCGCAGCCTACATGTACTCGCGCAGGCATCCCGGCACCCGGTTCACCTGCCGACGGTACGGTGAGGGCTGGCGACTTTGGAGGATTGCTTGATGGTGCGCAAGGTGGCAGCCAAGGACGAGAAGTTTTTGGCGGGCAAACGCCTGGGGGGCCGTCCTGCCGTCGTCGAAGAACGGATCACCCGCCAGGTCAAGCCACATAAGCCCAAGGTGCTGTCCCCCCAGGAATGGAAGTTCGTTGAAGAGTTTGTTGCTGGCGATGGCCACGTGACCCTCAAGGAAGCAGCGATCCGGGCCGGCTACGGCGAGAGCTGGGCACGGAATCGAGCACGAGAGCTGACCGACCCAGACGTGAACCCCCACATGGTGGCCGCAATCCAAGAGCGCCGGCGTGAACTGGGCGAGAAGTACGCCACCACCTTTGAACGCCACATGCGCGACCTGCAGATCATTCGTGACCAGGCGTTGACTGCTGGCGCGTACGGTGCAGCCGTCCAGGCCGAATATCGGCGCGGACAGGCCCTGGGCACTATCTACATCGACCGCAAAGAGATCAGGCACGGCACCATCGACTCCATGAGCAAGGAAGAGGTGCAGCGCAAGCTCGAAGAGATCAGGCGCTTGTATGGTGGCCAAGGCGGCCCCATTGTGGACGTGACACCCAAGCAGATCGAAGAAGAACCGACGGAAGACGACGGTGTGGTGGATTCGCCAGCGCCTGAAAACGAAGAAGAGGAAGAAAACGATGGCATTGAAACCGGAATCGATCTTTTACAAGAGGCTGAAAGAAAACGTCCCAGATTGCCATTTCACCCGGATTGAGTCACGGGTCAACCTGGGCATCCCCGACTGCTTGCTGGCGTTCCCCCATGGGCTTTTTGTCATGGCCGAGCTGAAGGTCGTCAAGCGCGGCCGAAAGATTGCGCTGTCCCCTCACCAGGTGGCATTCCACATCAAGCATGCCGACCTGCGCTGCCCCACCTACATCCTGGTTCAATACTTCCCGCCCGGGGTCATACATGCCAGCAAGTCCGAGCTGCTGTTGTACTGCGGCGAACAGGCCTTAGACGTGGCGCGGCTGGGCATCGACACACCCGCGTTAGCCCGGTGGCCATGGACGGCCATACCCTGGTCGACCTTGCGGGCCCATTTGGTTGACAGTTGACCAGGTAGACATGGTTGTGATAACATGACACCCGCCCGAACTGGGCTTTTTTAAGAAAGAGAGAAATCGATGCGGCCAGCAGATCGCCGCGCGCTCAGGCGCGCCCAAGTACAGCCCCCACGGCTTAAGCCTGATGAAAAGTCGAAAGCTGGGTTAATCGCCCGCCTGTTGGGCTTTTTCCTGTTTCATAAATTATTTGGTGGAGGTAGTTGACAAGTTGATAAAAGTAGATTTACAATGCAACCAGGCCGCGCAAACCGTGACGGTCACAACCCTAGAAAGAGAGAAAGATATGCAACACATCATTGAAGCCTTGGCCCGTGATATGGCCGAACACCTGCGCCCCATGGTGGCCGAAATGGTCCGCCAAGAGCTGGCGAACGCCGACGGCGAGAACGCCATGGCAGGCATCGCGCAAAATATCGACCTGGCCGCCCTGGCTAATGAGATTGACATTTCCGCCTTAACGGCGGAGATTGACATTTCCGCCTTAACGGCCGAGATTGAGATGTCCGCTCTGGCGACCGAGATTGACATGTCCGCCCTGGCTGCTGAAATTGACGCCGCCGACGTGGCGGGCGAGATGACACAATCACAGCTCTCGGATATTGCCGCCGACGTTGATCTTATGGAACTGGCCACAAAGCTGGACCTGGACAAGCTGACGCGCCACGTCGACGTTGGCCAGCTGGTGCGCGATTGGCTGGCCGACCAGACATTTTCCGTTCGACCATATTAAGGGGCAAACCATGGCAGCAAGAAAATCAAACCCTCAATTTATTGCCGACCTGATGCGCTACGCCAGCGCCGGGCCGCTCATGCAAGCATTCGTGATCGAAGCCTTGGACCGTTACGCGGCCGAAGTACTGGCCAGCGATCCGCCCGCGAATGCCGAAACCGCCCTGGTTAGCTGGCCCGCCTGGCATGCATGCGCGGCCGAAACCGCCCAGGCCCTGGCCGACCGCCGGGCCTAAATTCAACAAGGGGAATTTATGAATATCGAAAATTACATGCGGTCCCAGGCCGACGAAAACCACCGCGCTGCTAAGGCCATGGAAAAATGGGGCGGCGGGTTTGCGTCGGCCCTGGCCGTGGCCTATTTTCACGCCGACGCCGATAACCAGGCGCGCCTGCTGGCCGCGTGGCCGGAGCTGTTCGAGCGTTACCGACGAATGGCCCAGGATACAACCGGCACCTAAACCCGCCCGGCCGCTGCGCCGGGTTTTTTTTTGCCTAGGGGGTTGACAAGTTGATTTGTTGCACTAAAATAATTCTCAGGCCAGCAACCCGCCCGGCCGTAAACCAGAAAGCGAGAATTTTATGTGCCTTACAAAACCCCAGCGTATCGCCTTAAAGCGTGTTTATTCCCGTGACAACCAGGGCCTGTCCTATTTGGCTTTTCGCCGGGGCGTGGTGCCCGCGCACGATTGCATTATGGTCAGGTGGTCCGGTATGTGGCTCGGGATCGAGCTCGACGGCTACACCCACAGTTAATTTATTCCAGAAAGCGAGAAAGAACCATGCTCAAAACCGTTAAACACTCCGCTAACAAAAAAACCGGCCCTATCGCGGTGACGTACCGGGCCGGCGGCCACAATGTTTTTGCGACCTGCCCGAAAACCTGCGCGCTCAACCCCCAGGGCGAACACGCGGCCGACCTGGTCGACCTGGGTTATTTGGCGGCCGTTCGCCAGGCCGTGCCACGTAATGGCCAGGCCTGGACTTATTCCCATTTTCCGGCCGAGCTGTTGCCGGTGCCTGCACCAGGCGAGACCGTGGTTAATGCGAGCTGCGACACAATCCCCCAGGCCCTGGCCGCTGTTGCTGCTGGCCGCCCGGCCGTGGTGGCCGCCCCGGCCGGCACGGTGTGGCCGTATACCGTCGACGGTGTGCGCTTTGTCCAATGCCCGGCCGAGCTGGCCGACAATTTTAGCTGCGCCCAGTGTGGAAATGGCCGCCCGTTGTGCGCACGTGGCGACCGCGATTACGTCGTGGTTTTTGTTGCTCACGGTAGCGGCGCGGCCCTGGTCGGCGACGATAAGCCGGGCGGCTGTTACGGTAACGGCGGGCCGGTTCGCCTGGCCTGGGAAAAAACAAAAACCGGCGGTCACCAGGATGATGCGGCCGAGCTGCTGCGCTTTGCTCGCTCATTACCGCCTGGCTCGCTGCTGCGCCACCACGTGGTCGGCGACCTAGGCCAGGCTCAATAAATTTATTTTGTTGATTTGTTGACAAACAAGAAAATATTGGACTAAAATAAAAACCGTCGGGCGATGTTGCCCGGCGCAAACCTCAGAAAGCGAGAATTAACATGGCACACATGATCGACAAAACCACCGGCCGCGCCGCTGTTGCATACGTGGGACAAACCCCTTGGCACGGCCTGGGCCAGGCCTTAACACCTGGCGCAAGCATAGAGACCTGGACCCGCGAGGCCGGCCTGGGATATGACGTGCTCGAGAGCCCGGTCAAATATTCCACACCGGCCGCGACCGAGCTGCAAACCTGGCCGGCCCGTAAAGTGCTGCACCGCTCCGACACGGGCGCGCCCCTGGCCGTGGTTTCGAATGCTTACAACGTGGTGCAGCCTGGCCAGGTTATGGACTTTTTTAGGTCCCTGGTCGACCTGGGAGGTTTCCAGCTCGAGACCGCCGGGGCCTTAAGTGACGGCCGCCGCGTGTGGGCCCTGGCCAGCGTCGGCGACGCTGCGCCCGTGGTCGAGCGGGACCTGGTCAAGCCTTATTTATTGCTCGGCACCAGTTACGACGGGACCATGGCCACTGTTGCCAAGTTCACCGCTATTCGCGTCGTTTGCAATAACACAATCACGGCCGCCGTCGGGGGCTATAGCGGTGGCCGCGTGATCCAGGGCGAGGCCGAGACAAACACCGGTTACCTAAAGTCGGCCGTTCGTGTTTTGCATTCCGAGCGGTTCGACGCCGAATCGGTTCGCTTGCAGCTAGGCATTGTCGCGAACGCATTCGAGGGTTTTTTGGTGCAGTCCCGCCAGCTGGCCGCCGCCCCCATGGACCAAGATCAGGCCGACGAATTCGTGGCCGAGCTGCTGCGCCCGTATCACACGAGCGCCCGCCCGGTGAATGAATCGAAAGCATTTGTGCGAATCATGCAGCTGTTTAATGGCCAGGCGATCGGGGCCGACCTGCCAGGCGTGGCCGGGACCCGTTGGGCTATGTTGAACGCGGTAACCGAGTTGGTCGACCACGAGCGCGGCCGCTCGAATAACACCAGAATGGAGAGCGCCTGGTTCGGCACTGGTGCAGCGGTTAAGGCGCGGGCCGTCGACCTGCTGGCCGCCTAACTTTCCCGCCCGGCCCTGGCCGGGTTTTTTATTTGTTGCGTTAAGTTGATTTTTTAAACTAAAATAAAACCCCCGGCCACGGTGGCCGGGATCAACCATAGAAAGCGAGAATTTATGAGCTGTTTTGTTGTCAACGATTACCACGTGTCGGCCCTGGTGGCCTGGGCTATTCGCCACCAGGCCCTGGTGGGCGTAACCCCCGACGCCCTGGCGCATGAGCTGGCCGCCGCAAACCGGGCCGCATTCGCCGAGCGCTACGCCGGTGGCCATAGCACGAGCTGGGAGCCCTATCTCGGCCTGGACCGCTCCGCCGGTGCCGACCTGGCCCCGGTGGCCATTGTTAAGGCGTGCGATTGTTTAGCGTACCAGTGCAGCGATTGGACCGGCTGGGACCGCTCCGACGCGGCCGCGCACCTGGCCGCGATCCGGGCCGCCGCCCTGCACCGCGCCACCGGTGGGATCTGGCGCGATGATATGCGCGCCCACCGCCTGCCCGGTTATGACGCGGCCGACTGGACCCTGGACGAGCCCGACCAGGCCGCGCCTGACCGCCTGGCCGCTACCCTGGCCAGCATGCCCGAGCACGAAGTTAACGCCCTCCGGGCCGCCCTGGCCGCTAGGTGCGCAGCATGAGCGGCGACCGTTTGCGCCTGGTGCAGCTCGTGCGCCTGGCCGACGCCGGCCTGGTGCGTGTTGCCTGGTCGGCGACCTGGGCCGAGTACCAGGTTCGCGCTACCGGTCCCGGTGGCCGCCTGGTCGGCGAGTACTTCACCGACAACAAGGCCGACGCCCTGGCCACGGCCGAGCGCATGCTGGCCGACCTGGCCGACCGGGCCGGTATTCCCGCCTAACCTAGCCGCCCTGGCCACCGAGCCCGCCCTGGTGGCGGGTTTTTTTTCGCCTGGCCGCCCTGGCTACCGTTCGCCCGGTATCACGGTCGACCAGGCTTTAAACCTGGCCGACCAGGCCTGGATCCCCTAGCCGGCCGCGCCCGGCAAACCGAGCACGGTACCCGGTCCCGGTGGCGCCCTGGACCGTGGCGCGGGTACCAGGCCGCCCGGGCCGTGTTCCCAGGTGCTCGGGCCGACCAGGCCGACCAGGGACCAGGCCGACCAGGCCGACCAGGCCGACCAGGCCGACCAGGGACCGGCCCGACCAGGGACCGGCCCGACCGGCTGCAGCTGCTCGACCTGGTGGCCAGGTTCCCAGGTCAACGGCCCGCGAGCTGGCCGCCCTTGTTTGTGTTTGTTGGACCTGGTGGCCGGTGTTTGTGATCCCGCCCACAAACCCAGGTGCGCGCCCTGGTGGCCCTGGTGCAGCTGGCCGCCGGCCGCGATCGGTTGACCTGGGAAACGTCGACCAGGCCGACCAGGGACCAGGCCCGCGAGCTGGCCGACCTGGTGCAGCTGGCCGCCGGCCGCGCTCCCTGGTGCGCGGTTCCCGGTCCCCAGCTCGCGCCACCTGGTGCGCGCCCTGGTGGCCGCCCGACCAGGCACCCGGGCCGCCGACCAGGCACCCAGGCCCGCGATCCGCGCGCCCTGCAGCGTAAGTGAGCACCCACCCACCCCGGGGCCCAAAAAAAGGCCCCCGGTCCGGCGGGCGCGGGCTTTAGCTCTATTTCACACGGTCAGTTCCACGTGAAACACTTTTAAGGCCCCAGCAATAAAAGGCCCCCTTTGTCAACCATGTCAACTTGTGTCAAAATTTGTGCAAATTTCAAACGAAACGGACTTCCATGATCCCTGAAGATGTAGACGCTGACCGGCTGCGCCTTGAGTACCGGCTCGCGCAGCTTGAATCCCA